CGACTAAAGTGTAGTTATCATTACCGCTATCTCTTCTTTTTAACCATACTAAATCAGGAGCAAAACCTGCATCAACTGTAACCGAACTTCCTGTACCATTATATAGTACTGTATTAAAATGCTCACTTACATTTATAGCAGGTTTATATTCGTAGTTAGTTATATCGTACCAAACAGAACCATCGCCATCATAAGAATCAACGTCATTAGCATCTAGATGTAGGATTAAACCTTCTTCTTGATTCCCAGTTCCTGCTCCACCGTTTCCTGCTGCTGCAACCTCTGTATCTATAAGTCTTTCGTTAATCGCCATATAAGGGATTTAAAAGTTAATATCGTACTTCAAAATAGAAGCCTTTGTAGTAAGTGCGTTTATTTCGCCTTCTTTAGTTGTTACACTTGTTCTTATACCATCACGTTCTGTTACTACGTCAGAAGGTATATCAGTACCTTTTTCAGCCTTTCTAATAGCATACCAGTCAGTAGAGGATAGTTTATCATAGGCAACTTTTTTAAGCTCCTCTATACGCTTTGTTTTAAGTTCCGATACTGTTTCAGAAATTACCTTCGTTTTCTTATCGTAGGTAAATACTTCTTTTGTAGCTTCGTTTCCATCAATATCAGTATAGGAATAAGCGTTATCAAAGTGTAGGTTATAGAGAACTTCTGTTACAGGGTCGTAACTTGGTTCTATTACATCAAAGAAATCTAGAGATTCTAGTTCATCTGCTGTTAATCTCTTTGCGTTCGTAATTGTTCTACCTGACTCAAATAACGTGTCTGGTATTTGTGAGTATTTTACTATTTTACCTGCTTCTAATCTTGCTTTCATTATGCTGTGTAATTTGAGATAGTAGCAAAAATTTCAGTACTACCGTTAGTTGATATTAATTGAATTACATTAGTTGCTGTACCCGAATAAGTTCCGTTTAATGTCTTAACTCCACTAGGAAAAGTAAGAGAAAAATCTCCACTTATAACTAAAGTTTTAACCATTCCTGTTTCCACGTTAGAAAACGTTAATGTAGTGTTTGCTGAAAGTGTTTTAGTAAATACTGATGCTGAACTAAAATCTACATCAGAAGCTGAAATAGATGCGCTAGTAGTAAATTCACTTCCTAACTTTGCGTTTGTGATTACATCGTTTGCTATAGTTAAAGCAGTAGAACCTGTTACGTCTCCTGTATGGGTTGCGTTTGTTATTTTTGCAGTATTTGCTGTGATTTCTGTATTAATTGAATCAGCTAATTTTTCAGTTGTTACTGCATCATCTGCTATTTGGTTTGTTGTAACAAAATTATTACCGTAAACCTCATCGAAGTTATTATTTAATTTGTCAAAGGCAGTTCTTAACGGGTCTCCTGTACCATCGTTTGCTACACCACCTATATTTACTGTTTGTTTTGCCATATTTTTAAACTAATGAAAAGTCTGCTGTTAATGTAAGACTATCTGATTTATATATTAAACTATCTACTGTTAATGCTAATGTTTCTATTTGACCCGCTACTATTGAACCTAAAAAACATAAAGGAGAAGTTAAAGCAGGTATTGATTCTGCTATTGTATTGTCCTCATCTCCAAATTCTGTAAAACAATATATTTGACCCCAACCTATGCTATTTGACATACTTATATAATGATTTATTTATTTTTTCAAGATATTTAGTCAATTTAACTACATTATCTTTTTTTGGTTTGTATTTGTTTTTTATAGTACCCATCCACTAAAATTAGAATCTCTATCTGGATGTACATCATCGTTTGTATTTGAATTGTACTCTGGATATAAAGAATTATTAAAACTTAAATGGTCTATTAATCTATCAGTATAATATTGTGCTGTATCTCTTTCTTTTTCCAACAAGTAATCTACTTCTTCTTTAGAAGCATTTTCTGAGTTTTCGGAACTTTGTTTAAATACACCTTTGTTTGCTATATTATATGCTGCAAATGGTAAAAACTCCACCATAGCCCAATGAATTAATGCAGGTTTTATTTTATCGTTTACTAATGTTAAATAGTCTCCTGTTAAAGTGTTTCCTATTATTTTAGACTGTATTGCTCTAAATAAATCTGTACCTAAATAGTTTTGAATGTGTTTATCTTGTGCTATTTTAACGTACTGAATAAATTTATCTGTATCAACATTTCCGTTCATAGCAGTAAACTTAACTACATCTTTTCCTGTTATTAATAGTGCTTCTGCCATTTCTTATTTATTTACGAATCCTTGATTAGGCATATCCTTTGGCTTCATTGAAACCTCTTTTTCATTTACAGGATTGAATCCTTCTTTTCTTGCTTTACCAGTCGATATATTAGGGTCTTGGTTTTTTAAATCTCCCTCTGTTTTACCACGAAAGGTTTGTCTCAGCCATTTATGATGACATCCACCTCCGCCTTTATATAACCAAATAGAATAAGTGTCAGCACCTGCTAATCCCCATCCTTTATTTACAGGTCTTTCGCTCATTTTTATAATATCTTCTTTTCTGTAAAGTTTATTTGCTTTTACCATTAACTTGCAAAATTCTCTACTATTAGCAGAAGTTGAACTAGGACTATATTTGTATCTTACTTTAAATTGTACTCCGTTTACTTTTTTATCTTGTTTAGATTTTGTGTTCGGTAAAGCTGAACCTGTTGAAGCTAAACCTATCATTTTGTCAAGTGCTTCTTCTTGGTCGTAGTCTACTTCTCGTTCGTCAACTAATTCCCATTCGTCAAGATTTTCTTCTTCTCCAAACTCATTTAGTAAATCAAACATCTCTTTGTCATCAAAAGACTCTTCCTTAGCCAATTTAACACCTGTTTCTTCCTCCCTAGCTTCATCTGTAATGGCATTATCAGTTTCTATAAATTCAAGCGGCTGTAGGGTCTTAAAATACAGTTTTAAACTAATACCATTTACTGCTAGTATTTGGTCAATAGAGTCAATGATTAAATCTTGGTAAGGTCTTATAGTAATGTTTTGAAATAATAAAGAAGCTGTTCTAATTTCATCTGCATTATTTCCTAATCCACTATTTCCTGTTCTTATTCCTAAAAGTAAAGGAGATGTAACTCGATGTGATACCATCAACTTATTTGCACATTCAGTAGACAAATATTCGTAGTGCGCAGGTGCATCGTTTAAAGGAACATCATCTATTGTAGTTTTACTTTCAGCATTGTTGTTAAAAGCTATAATTACTTTTTCCCCTCTTGCACCAGTTAGTTTGTGCATTACATCGTTCTTAATGCTTAACTGTTGTTCTGAATCTGGAATACCGTTATTGAAGTTTACTACTTTAGTACCACTAAATCCGTTTTGTACATCGTTTATTAGATAGTCAGATACTTCACTTTCTAATTCTGCATAAGCTAATGCACCTTGATAATCTACAGGACAGTAGTAGTCAAAACCAGAAACGTATTTTTTAATGATTTTTATTTCGGGTTCTTTTCCGTTACCAAAACCAAATGAAGCAATTCTTTTAGGTTTATCGTTAGGCTTTATATTTGCCCAATCGTGAAAATAATAATATGCTTCAATATCTCCTTCTTCATTGCATTTTTCAGCTCTTAAAGTTTGTCTTGGAAAGTGTTCACTTCTTACTACTTTACCGTCTTTGTATAATACTTGAAATGATGCTTCTCCAAGTAATTTTAAATCTAAAGAAACTTTCTTTAAACAATCGTTTTTAAACATAGAACGTAAAGCAGCATATTCATCAGTTTTAGAACTACTATCTAAAGCATCTAAACCTTTTCCGTAAATCATATTACTGATTCCGTTTATAATTGCGTTGTTTGTAGTAGAGTTTGTATAAAGGTCTATTAAGTAGTTGTAATAGTTATTATCGTCTCCATAGTTTACCCACTCTTTACGTTTATCTTCTGAGACTCTAGGTCTATTGTAAGTAGATAAATTTACTATATGCAAACCGCCTTGTTTATTATTATTGTTTCTTGCCATTATAATACTATAAATTCATTGTCTTGGTTATGCTCTGTATATTCCGTATTATTTACGCTATAAGCAGAAACCGTTTGATTAGTACAAAATATTTTATCTTTAAAAATAACATTATTTCCCTCTTTAATTTCAAGGTTGTAAGTTGTATCTTCTAGTAGTGTAAACGTGTCTGTATATTGATAATAATAATCTACCTCTGCAAAAGAAGTAGTAGTATCATTATACACTTCCTTGTTTGTTGTTTCGTTTTTAATTATAACCGTATATGTAGTTCCGTTTATATAAGAACGTGGTATAAAACTAAAAGTTTGATTGCTATCTATTTT